CGAGAAATCGAATGAAACGCACCTATGAGATTCAGGTCTGCATCCCGTCCGGATGTCGGCTGGTTGGATGCAAGACTGACGGAGATATTGCCGTCGTAATCTTTGAAGATGTCAGCGGCCCCGAAATCCGGCAAATCGGATTCATCCGAGAGCCTACGGGAGAAATTGAAGATGAAGATAATGAATAACTCACAAAACGAATAAAACATGACGAGACCCTGCAAATGCGGCGAATGCGCCTTTTTCAAGAATGAAGATGCAAACGGCTACGGACATTGCATCATCACTCTGAATCAATACCGATGCGACGACCTCTGCAAATTCAAAGAGGATCATATGTCGGCCGTGGAAACCCTACGAGCACTACATCATTACCAAAAATGGAGGCGCGGCGGGAACGGGAGGCCGCCGCATCCCTTTGTCGTCGGTCAGACGATAGACAATGCGATCCGCGCTTTGCGCCGCATAACCAAAGACACCCCGAAATTCTAACTCAAAACATCTATCATCATGTGGTTTACAACAAAAGTTCGTTATGAAAAGACGAGAGAGAACGGTTCTCTGAAAACCATCACAGAGCCGTATTTGGTCGATGCCCTCTCATTCACGGAGGCAGAGGCCCGCATCACCAACGAGATGATGCCCTATACGTCGGGAGCATTCTCGGTATCGGCCGTGAAGCGCAGCAACATCTCGGAAATCTTTTGGGATGAGAACGGCGATCACTTCTACAAGGCCAAGATCAACCTCATCACGCTCGACGAAAATACGGGCGCAGAGCGCAAGAAAGCGATCTATATCCTCGTACAGGCATCCGACCTGAATCAAGCCGCCAAGAACCTCGCCGAGGGTATGAGAGGTACAGTATCGGATTATGAGGTCGCCTCCATCGTCAAGACCCCGATTGTCGATGCCTATAAAATCGCCGAGAAATGAACGCGCGGCAATTCTTCGACAAAGTAGCTCTCATGCGGAAGCTGCAAAAGGAGTATTTCCGCACTCGGTCGAAAACCGCGCTCAATCAGAGTAAGGCGGTCGAGCGGGAAGTCGATGCCGAGATTGCGCGGGTGCATGACGCGCTCGGCACTCCGGCGACCAAGCAACCCGAACAACGGAACATATTTGAGGAGGGCGCATCATGGTAGGGCTGGCAGAGGTATTCATGGATTTGGAGCGGGTCATAAATTCCCTGATCTCATGGGTATATCAACGCCCACAATGCGGATGGGGTTATATCGAAACCCGCCGTCCCTGCAAAGGTTATCCGAAGAGGTCGTTTTGGCAGCGAATACGCTCGAATCCGATGCGACGCAATTACCATTAAGGCCGACAGTAGATAATGTAAAATACCCGCATTTCCGCGCGAAATAGCAATAAGTTTTGAATCATGGAAACAACCTACAATAAAGACATAGCTCATTGCAGCGGCTATTGCTGCCTGTTGAGCGACCAATGCCGGAGGTATCATCTCTTCCGCGCATGGGAGCGGCGTAAATTGCCGCCCGCTCCGTTTATTATGGCATGCTTCGATATGGATACCGAAACATGCCCGAATTTCCTCCATTTGGAACAAACGACACCACGAAAAATGGAAAAGAAGAAAATCGTCATCACCTTGTCGCGGGTGTTCCCGACGACGCATAGCCGGAAAGGCCAGCCGACTGGCTTCAAGGAAAAGCTCGCATCAGGCTGTAAGTTGCATACCATCCGAGGCAATTTCGACCAATGGAACGCCATCGCGGAGAAGATGCAACGGGGCGGCTATTGCCTCTCGATCCGCCAATGGTCGGGACGCCCGTACAACTCGCCGCAGGTAGAAATTGCCCGCCTCGACCAGCCTATCGGCATCCAGCGAATAGAACTGCATTATCATAGCGAAAACGATACGATCACCTCCCGCATCGACGGTCGGGAATGGATCGACGCAGACTGCTATGAAATCGCCAAGAATGACGGCCTCAATACGACTGACTTCAAGGAGTGGTTCTTCGGCCGACATCCGAAAGAGGATAAAGTCTTTCATGGTGTCATCATTCACTTCACGGATTTTCGGTATTGATATGAGGCATCAAGAAAGCGTTATCCAGCAAACCTGCGTCCGTTGGTTCCGGATGCAATACCCACAGCTCGCCCTGCTCCTCTTCGCCGTTCCGAATGGCGGGGCTCGGCTTCGCTCCGAGGCGGCGATCATGAAAGCGGAGGGAACAATGAAAGGCGTCGCCGATCTCCTGCTCCTATTTCCGGCAAAGCAATTTCACGGCCTATGCGTGGAGATGAAGACCCCGACGGGCCGACAACAGCCATCGCAAAAGGCATGGCAGGAGCGGGCGGAATGGGCCGGATACAAGTATGTCATCTGCCGTTCTTTCGACGAGTTTATGGCCGAAATAGATGCCTATTTGAAGTAAACTTTATTTTTTTACCTCAATACATACCTATTAGGTACTATTTTTATACCTTTGTGGTATCTACCTTAAAAATGAACAATTATGAGTAAAGAGAACAAACCTCTGAAAGCCATCGAAGCCGATTTCGTCTCGCTGGAATTGGATCGGTTGGAGCTGAATGAGGGTCAGCTCGACGGCCTCCCAGCGAATCCCCGCGAGATTTTGGAGACGAAGCTCGACCTCCTGAAAAGGGATATTCAGGCATACCCCGAACTGATGAAATACCGTATGCTGCTGGTATATCCGCTCGACAACGGCAAATACATCATCATCGGCGGCAATATGCGCTATCGGGCCATGCTTGAACTCGGCTACAAGGATGCCCCGTGCGTCATCATCCCGAAAGAAACCTCCATCGAAAAACTGAAAGCCTACACGATCCTCGACAACTCCGGTTTCGGTCGGTGGGAGTGGTCGATGCTGGCGAACGAATGGGACGCCGACGCTTTGGCCGCATGGGGCCTCGACCTGCCGATGAATGAAAGCGAGATCGACGTAGATAGCTTTTTCGACAAGATCGATAAGGAGGCCGAGAAAGACAAAGGCGAGAAAATCACCGTCTCGATTCCCGATGAGTATGCCGACCAAAAGGAGGAGATCAAATCCCGCATCGAGGCAACTCTCATGGGTGAGTTCGAGGGCATAAAGATCAAGTGATGAAAATCCATCTCGCAGGCAATAATCCCTATCCGGGTATAGTCCTGATCCGACTGTATGAGAGTTGGATCAGCGAGCGTCTCGGAAAATTCGGGGGGGTGGATTTAACAGTCTGTATTTCAGAGTATTTGAACAGAATACCCATTAAAGAGATTAACAAGGATGCTATGAGGATATTTCTTGCCGGAGGCATTTCGGGCAACCTCCGCGAATTTTGGCAAAAGGTTATGAAAATTTAC